GGCCCCACGGAATAGACGCTCACAGTCTTTTTCGTCACTCCATGCGGCAGCCCCGCAGCAGGAACATCCAAGTGGCCGCCCTCGTTCTCCCAGCCGTCCACGTCTTGTGTGGGGCCGTTATCCGGCGAACCGATTGGCTCAGTGATCTTTTGCTGAGAGTGGGCATCGATAGCCAGCAGGTCGGCATGGATGAGCAGTAGTTGATCGGCGATCATTTCCAGCGCCAGAACCTTCCGCTCTTCAGTAGTTCCGTCATGTCGGGCAGCGGCAAGACTGATCATTTCAACTTCCTCGAGTGAGAGCCCTGCTTCATCAGGGTGGACGGCATAGTGAGGTAGAGGTGAGCTCAGCTCATCCTCGACCACAGTTTCAGAATACTGCTGAATATCGCTTCGACTACGATAAGCGTGCAGCCTTGCAGCGTAATGGGCTACAATCCTGGAATACGCTTCCCGAGTCTCGCCGGGCTGAGAAGCTCTAGCGTTGATAAGTGCGAGCTGGTGCTGATAAAGCAACTCATTGAGGTCCATGGTTTAGTCTCCACATGGGAGTAACGAGGCCTACCGATATTCGTTGTATGATGCCTCGTGCAATATTATATCTTAACACACCCGCAGTCTTTAAAGTCATTTATTTATCTGTCACGAGGAGGCATGGCCTCTTCTTGGCCGGTGATGCCGGATCGATCCCGGCTAACCGCACCATTTAGTAGGGTTCCTAGCAATGGCATGGTCCCAGCAATCGCGACACGCGCGCGGCTACGGCAAGGCATGGGACAAGCTGAGGGCAATCATCCTCACCCGCGATAAGCACCTGTGCCAGCGCTGCCTGCCGAAGGGCTTAGTCACTGCGGCGAACCAGGTGGATCACATCGTCCCCAAGGCCAAGGGTGGCACGGACAGTGAGGATAACCTTCAGGCGCTGTGCAAGCCCTGCCACGATGCAAAGACCATCGAAGATGCCGGCGGCACTGCCCGCGTTGAGATCGGCGTTGACGGCTGGCCCGTTCAGAAATGAAGCCGAACCGCTGAATATTCATCCTGAGGGGGGGTATTCTGAATATTCGTGGGGTTGCTCCTCAGTACCGCTACCGAACCAAATTTCGCACAAAACCAGATTGATTGTCTGAGAGGCCTAATATGGCGACCCGCGGCGCGAAGCCGAAACCGGCCAAGCTCCGCCTCGTCGACGGGACGCATCGAGCCACCCGCCACGGCGAAAGCGACAAGGCTGTGGAGGCGACCGAGGCAGCGGTTGAGGCCTTCGGCAAGTTGAAAAAGCCCGCGTCGGTGAAGGGCGCCGCCGCGACTGCATGGAAACGGTATATTGATCCGGCCGGCTGGCTGGACGGTTCGCGAGAGCCCGCCGCCATCGCCTTCTGCGAACTGTGGAAGGAATTCCAGTTCAATCCCACCGGGTTCCCGGCGTCGAAGCACGGCCAGATGCGCGCCTACATGGCCGAGCTCGGCCTGACCGATGAACGCAATCGTGGAGACCATGGCAGCAAAAAGGAGGAAGACGAGTTCTTCGGTTCCGAATGACCGAGGGACCAGGTACGCGCTGGACGTTGTCGCCGGAAAGATTGTCGCTGGCCCACACGTCCGCAACGCCTGCCGTCGCCACCTGGACGATCTGCAACGAGGCCACGAGCGGGGGCTGACCTACGACCTCGCGAAGGTCGAGCGAGTGTTTCGGTTTTTTGAGACCAGGTTGAGGCTAAATGGCGGGCAGTTCGAAGGGCGGCCCTTCAACCTGCACCCGTCGCAAGCTTTCAAACTCGGCTCGCTGTTCGGCTGGGTTCGCCCCGATGGCACGCGTCGCTTCCGACGCGCGTACATCGAGGAAGGCAAGGGCAACGGTAAGAGCCCGTTCGCTGGCGGTGTTGGCCTCTATGGCATGATGGCCGACAACGAGCCCGGCGCCGAGATCTACGCGGTGGCCGCTCATCGCGATCAGGCGAAGATCCTGTTTAACGACGCCGTCGCTATGGTCGATCAATCGCCGGACCTCGCGAAACGTATCACGCAGAGCGGCGGGCCGGGCCGCGTATTCAACATGGCGTGGCTCGCGAAAGGCTCGTTCTTCCGTCCGCTCAGTCGCAGCGCCGGCAAGTCGGGCTCCGGTCTGCGGCCACACATCGGCCTTGCTGACGAGCTCCACGAGCACCCCAACCGCGACGCGGTCGAGATGATCGAGCGCGGATTCAAGTTCCGTCTTCAGCCCCTGCTGCTGATGATCACCAACAGCGGCACCGACCGCAATTCGATCTGCTACGAGGAGCACGAGCACGCCGTCAGGGTCGCCGCCGGCACTACCACGCCGGGCGAGGACTTCGCCTACGTCGGCGAGGTTATCGACGACACCACTTTCAGCTTCGTCTGTTCGCTCGATCCCGGTGATGACCCGCTAAAAGATCCGTCGTGCTGGCCAAAGGCGAACCCGCTGCTCGGCACCATCCTTTCGCATGATTATCTCGAAGGCGTCGTTGCTCAGGCGAAGGCCATCCCGGGCAAGCTCAACGGCATCTTGCGCCTGCACTTCTGCCAATGGACCGACGCCGAGGCGGCGTGGATGTCGCGTGCAGTGCTGGAACCCTGCCTCGCCGATTTCGATCCTGCCATCCACCACGGCAAGAAAGTCGCGATCGGCATCGACCTGTCGCAGAGCCGCGACATCACGGCGAAGGCCAATGTCGTCGAGACTGGCAGCGTGGAAGTGGAAGTTGCGGTAGACGGCGAGATCCAGATCGTCGCGAAGCCGACTTACGATGCCTGGATTGAGGCCTGGACGCCGGGTGATACGCTTGATGCCCGCGCCCTCCGAGACAAGACGCCGTATGACGTCTGGGTGCGACAAGGCCACCTGGAGGCGCCGAAAGGCCAGAGCATCCGCTTTGACCACGTCGCCCAGGCGCTCGCCGACGACGATCGCAACTACGAGATCGTTGCAGCAGGGTATGACCGCTACGCGTTCCGGCAGTTCGAGAACGAGTGCAAGCAGATCGGGCTCAACGTCCAATTCGTCGAACATCCGCAGGGCGGAACGAAGAAGGGCAAGCCGACAGAGGCGATGGTCGAGGACGCCAAGTCCCGCGAGGTCGAACCCGAAGGGCTTTGGATGCCCGGCTCGGTCCGCGAGCTGGAAAGCGCGCTCATGGAAGGGCGCATACGCCTTCGCCGCAATCCGGTTCTGATCTCGGCAATGATGAGTGCGGTCACCGATGAGGACCGCTGGGGCAACTACTGGCTGGCAAAGGAGCGCGCGGTGAACAAGATCGACGCTGCCGTGGCTCTGTGCATGGCGATAGGGGTTGCGGCGAAGGTGCCGACTGCCGACAACATTGACGACTGGCTTGAAAGCCTCGCCCGGTGAATTGGCTCCAAAATGTTCTCGCCTGGTGCGGCATTCCTGTGGGCGGGCAGGATGGTGACAATTTCCGTACGGGTCGTATCACGACCGAGCGCAATAGCGACAGCGCCGCATCGTCTGAAGCCTCGGCACTCGGGCTTTCCGCCACTTGGGCGTGCGTCAACTTCTGGGCCGGAAATATCGCGGGCTTGCCGGTCACGGTTTACCGCAAAGGGCCGGATGGCATCGCCGTAGAGGCCAGAGACCATCCCCTGTTCTGGATCCTGCACGACAGCCCGAACTACGACCAGTCGGCGTACGATTTCTGGGAGTTCATGTGCGCCTGCCTGGAGCTCCACGGCAACGCCTACGCCGAGATCGAGAAGCGATCTGACGGAACCATCCAGTCGCTGACCCCGATCCGGCCCGACATCGTCAACGTGCGCCGGCTGGCATCAGGAGAGCTCGAGTACCGGTGGGAGGCCGACGGACGTCGCGCGGTGCTGACGCAGGAGGGTGTTCTGCACATTCGCGGGTTCGGCGGCGGGCCGCTCGGCGGGCTTTCGCCGTTGCAGGTATGCCGTCGCACATTCGGATCAGCGATCGCTACAGACCGAGCCGCGAACGCCATGTTCGCCAATGGTGCGCGTCCGTCAGGCATCCTGTCGACCGACAAGGCGCTGACCGGCGATCAACGCCCCAAGCTGGAGGGGCTGCTGCAAGAGAAGTTTGTCGGCGCCGCCAATTCGGGCCGCCCGATGGTGCTCGACAACGGCGTGAAGTGGGAGCAGCTCTCGATCAGCCCTGCGGACGCGGAAATGCTGGAAAGCCGGCAATTCAGCGTCGAAGACATCTGCCGCATCTTCGAAGTGGATCCTCACTTGGTCGGCCATACCGCCGGGAACACCCAGCTGGGCAGCAGCATCGGCGACCAAACCCTATCCCTGCTCAAGTTCAAGATGCGCAAGCGGTTGAAGCGGATCGAAGGCGCTTTGGAAAAGCAGCTGCTCGCCACTGCGGACCGCCGCGCTGGCGTTTCGATCGAGTTCAATGTCGAAGGGTTTCTCCGCGCCGACAGCGCCGGACGAGCCTCCTACTACGACATCATGAAGCAGTTCATGACCAAGAACGAGATCCGCGCCCTCGAAGGCTTGAAGCCGGTCGAAGGGGGTGACGTCCTGTTGACGCAGATGCAGGATGTGCCGCTTGCCCAGGCTATCGCGGGGCCAACGGAGAAGATCGATGACCGAACGCAATGAAGACGAGGCCGCCAAGCTGGCCGATCACATGGCCAAGCTGCAAGCGGCTGGTGCCGTGCAGATGACCCCCGAGGAGATCCTCGCGGGGCAGTCGCAGGCAGGCGTGCCGCGCCCGGCTTTTCTCAAGGACGATGAAGACGACGGCTCCGTTCACAAGGTGCCGATTGGCAGAGGTACAACATGAACGAACTCGACTTCGCCCTCGATGTGAAAGCCATCGGCGAGGATGGCGAGATCGAAGGCCTTGCTGTCGGCTACGGCAACATGGATCACGGCGGGGATGTCGTGCTGCCAGGCGCGATCAGCGCGTCAGTCGCAGGTCGGAAGTCACTGCCGATGCTCCTCTTCCACGACCATAAGCGCCCGATCGGCGTCTGGACCGAGTTCAAGGAGATCGGCGAAGGTCTGCTGGTCAAGGGGCGCTTCGACGACACTCAGGATGGCCGAGAAGCCAAGGTCCGCGCGCGCAACGGATCTCTCGGCGGCCTGTCGATGGGCTTCAAGACCATCAAGCATCGGTTCGAGGGCAAGGCACGGCACCTGCTTGAGGTCGCGCTGCACGAAATTTCGCTGGTTACGATCCCGATGAACGATCGGACGCGCGTTCTCAGCGTCAAGGACATACTGGACAGCGGCGGTGTGCCGACTGTCCGCCAGTTTGAGAGCTTCCTGCGGGATGCAGGCGGCTTCTCGAAGAGCACGGCGGCGCAATTCGCGTCGGCCTGCAAGCCGCATCTTCGGGGGGAGCCCGAGGCGAAGGCAAACGACGATCTGCGTGAATTCCTGACCGGACTCCGCGGCTAATCCTTCCTCTCTGCCTGGAAAGGGCAATCCAAATGACGACCGAGACCAAGTCGGTGGCCGAGCTGGCCGCCGAGACGAAAGCGCTGTTCGAAACGAAGCTCGACGAAGTGAAGGGCATCGCAGAGGACGCGATCGGCAAGGCGCGCGCCGGCGAAGAGCTCAGCAAGTCGAACAAGGAGATCGCCGACCAGGCGCTCACCGGCATGAACGAGCTCAAGTCTGCTTTCCAGGAACTGGAGCAGAAGGCGCTGCGCCGCGGGAACACCGGGCCGGAACGGCAGCCGACGATCGGCGAGCAGTATGTCGAAAGCGACGAGTACAAGTCCGCTTTCGCCAACGGCGCCCGCCAGGGCCAGAACGTCGGCATCGAGGTCAAGGCCATCACCAGCCTGACCACGGATGCCGACGGCTCGGCTGGTGACCTGGTCCGCTCGGACCGCGTGCAGTCGCCGATGCAGATGCTGCCCAATCGTCAGCTGACGATCCGCAACCTGATCGCTCCGGGGCAGACCGCGTCCAGCTCGATCGAGTACGTTCAGGAGACGGGCTTCACCAACAACGCCGGCATGGTGGCCGAGGGGACGCTGAAGCCGGAATCCAGCCTGAAGCTCGACCTCAAGAACGCCCCGGTCCGCAAGATCGCGCACTGGTTCCTCGCCTCGGCCGAGATCTTGGCAGATGCCCCCGGCCTTCGCTCGATGATCGACAACCGTCTGCGCTACGGCCTGGCGTTCGTCGAAGACGTGCAGCTTCTGAAGGGTGACGGCACCGGGCAGAACCTGACCGGTATCAAGCCCCAGGCCGCGGACTACGCGGTGCCGGCAGGGCTCACCGGCTTTGCCACTCCGTCGATGATCGACAAGTTGCGCATCGCTCAGTTGCAGGTCGCTCTCGCGCTGTATCCGGCGGACGGTCAGGTTCTGCACCCGATCGACTGGGCCATGATCGAGATGATGAAGGACGGCGAAGGCCGCTACCTCATCGGCAATCCGCAAGGCACCCTGGCCCCGACCCTGTGGGGCCTGCCCGTCGTGCCGTCGATGGCGCAGACTGTCGGCGAGTTCACGGTCGGGGCGTGGGGCATGGGCGCGCAGCTGTTCGATCGCGAGCAGTCCGGCGTGCTCGTCTCGACGGAAGATGGTGACAACTTCCGCCGCAACATGGTCACCGTGCTGGCCGAGGAGCGTCTGGCGCTGACCGTCTACCGCCCCGAGGCCTTCGTGGACGGCACCTTCGCCAACGCCTGATCTTGATGAGGGGCGGGCCCGCGCCTGCCCCTCCAACGATGGAGCAACGTCATGGCAGACAAGAAAAGCTACACGGTCCACCGCGCCATGCACGGCGACGGAAAGGACTATGCCCGCGGCGACACCCGCGAACTGACCGAAGTCGAGGCAGCGCCTCTCGTGAAGACCGGAGCGCTGTCCCTGAAGGGCGAAGACCCTGCAGCGCGCGAAGCTGCAGTGCGCCATACTTTCGGGCAGGAGCCCAGCCAGGTGAACGAAGGCGGCTACACCACTGCCACCGGCGAAGGCGTAAAGCTGAAGTCGGCCCCCGCCAGCAAGCCGGCTCGCGGAACGAAGTAAGTGACTGTCGACCTCGCCCTAGCCAAGCAGCAATGTCGCGTCCTTCACAGCCGGGAGGATGTGTTGATCACCACGTACCTTGCTGCGGCGAAGGCGTGGGTCGAAAAGTACACCGGCAAGAAGGTTTCGCGAGGCGAGGTGACGCAGGAGATTGAAGGCTTCTGTGGCAACTTCGTCCTCGTCTGGGGACCCGACTGTGCTGATCCGGTCGTTACGTACACAGATGACGACGGTGTCGATCAGCAGATTAACGATGCTCGCATCGTCGGCGACCGCCTCTTGCCGCCGCCCAGCGGCTGGCCATACTTCGGCGCGCCGCGTACCCTCCGGCTGAGTTATACTGCGGGCTTTGTAGAAACGCCTGGCGACCTCGATGCTGCTGTTCTCCTGCTGGTCGCCGACTTCTACAACAATCGCGAGGCCGGCGCGGCTACCGCAGCCACCAGCGCGGCGGTTGAATCGCTTTGCGATCAGTATCGGCTGATGCGAGTATGACGGCCAGCGCGCGCGACACCTTCATCACGTTCGAGACACGTGAGACGACGAAGGACGCGAACTACGGGACCAACGTCGAGGAACGCTGGGTCAAGGCCTCGGAAGCGTGGGCGGAGGTCCAGGACGTGCTTCCTTCGCGCGGCGAGAACATCGACGACAGCCTGACCATTCAGCGCCGCCCGGCGCGGATCCGCATCGACTATTTCGACGGCACCGACGTCACCGCTGACATGCGCATCGACATCGATGGCCGCAAGCTCCGCATCGTTTCCGGTCCGGCCGAGAAGGGCCGCCGGAAGGAATGGGAGATGATGGCCGAGGAACTGAGCACGGAGGGCCACGAGCCGTGAGCGACAGCGATTATCACATGGTTGAGTTCCACCCGGCCGACGGTGGGCCTATGCAGTTGGTCCGCGGGCGGAAGAAGACCGAAGCCGAAATGCAGGCCGATGCCGAAGCGGCAGCCGAGCATGAAGAGCCTGCGGGCCTTTTGGTACGGATCATCGGAGACTGCATCACGCCATGCGGCAAGGCGATTTTGCTGTGCGACCAGCATGGTAACACATTGCCCGGGCAGGTGCGTGCCTTACTGGATCAAACCTTGGAGCGAACGGAAATTACCGTGACGTTCCTGGTGGACGGCCAAGAAGTGAGCTTCGGATGAGCCGCAACTTTCCTGTTTCCGGTGGCAAGGCTCTTGAGGCGGCGCTGACTGCCGTCGGTAAGCGCGTCGCGACGCAGGCCATTCGATCCGGCCTCACTGCGGCTGCAAACCCGGTCCTCGCTGAGGCGAAGCTCCGGGCGAGTGGCTGGTCGTCCAAGGTTGCGGCCGCGATCACCAAGGGATCGTCGCGGAAGAATCAGGACGGCACCTTTTCGATCAGAATCTATGTCGATGAGCGTAAGCCCGACGGCTATCTCGGTATTTTCGGCGAATACGGCGTCGCGCCGCACCTCATCGCCCGCACTGGAGCGAAGCAGGGCCGCGTCGCCGTTCGGAAGGCAGCCGAAGGGTCAGGCAAGGTCCCGCTGCGCCCGATGAAAATCGGTGACCGCTTCGTTTCCGGCATCATTCATCATCCCGGCCACGTCGCGCATCCTTTCATGCGCGTTGCGCTCGACACGGCTGCGGAAGCGTCCATTGCAGCCTTTCGGGACAAGGTCGTGTCGGCCATCGAGAAGAAGACCGGCTTCAACGCCCTGGCGGGCATGGACGAGGCGGCCTGATGGACGGAATTGTCGCCGTGCGATCGGTCCTGATCGCCGATGAGCCGCTCGCATTGCTTGTCGCGGAAGACGATATCGCGGCGGGACCGCGTCCTTTCAGTAGCCTGCTGGGATCTGTTTCACTGGTCAGCGTATCGAAGGTCGACCGTAACATTCCCGATCCCGGCGAGTGGCGCCATGTCCGCGAGCGGGTGCAGGCTACTGTCCAGGCTCGCAACTATCCCGAGCAAAAGGCGATCCTACGCGCCGTGCGCAAGGCCGCCGCCGACCGGCTCTATCCCGAGGTGCCGGGCATCCGCGACGTCACAATCCACACCGAACCGGCTGGACCGGACTTCATGATCGAAACCGCCTCGGTCTGGTGCGGAACCCAGGATTTCATCGTCACCTATTCGGAGCCACGCTGATGATCGATACCACCGCCACCCGTCGCACGACCCTGAACGGCAAGACCTATGAGAAGGGCGATACCGTCCCCATGCCGGCGCAGCAGTTCAAGGATCTCGAGCTCACCGGACGGTTCACGCGCGCACCGGCGGGGAAGAAGACGCCGACAGCCGCCAAGGCCGACGAGCCCAAGTCGAGCGGCGCCGCCGACTGACACGAGATTGCCGTCCCCGGCGATAGCCCGCCCCGGCTTAAGGGGCATTCCTCTGGAGAAAATAGATGACCGTCTTCACTTCGGCCGGGACGACTCTGGCCCTCACCAAAACCGCACCGGCGACCTACAACAAGGCCGGTGTCGAAGCCCTTCTGGCGGCTGCAACCAAGATCGGCGAAGTCAGCGACTTGGGTGACATTCCGGCCAAGGCCTATGACATCGTCAACTGGCGCAATATCGCCAGTCGCGGCGACAGCAAGGCCAAGGGCGGCTATACCCTCGGTACGCAGACAATCACCGTCGGTATCGACCCGAACGACGCTGGCCAGGCGCTGGTCGATACCGCGACTGATGACGATGACTTCTACACCGCCATCATCTCGCATCCGAAGCTTGGCGTGATCTCCGGTCGCGCCCTGGTGATGGGCGGTCCGCGCAATTACGGCGACGCGAACACCATCGCCACCCGGCAGATCACCCTCGAATACTCGATCGTCTCCGAAGATGAAGACGGCCTGGTGATTTACACGCCGGAAGACTGATCTTCCGCATACGCCCCTGAGCTCAGCCCCGCTTCTGCGGGGTTTTTCATGCCGGTCGGTTGTCAGGGCATCCGACCGGCACCCTCCCTGAAAGGTAAGCCCCATGGCTCTCAAAGCTGCCAGCCTCCGCGTTACGGACGTTTCCGACCTTCCCGTCAAGAATGCCGACGGTTCCCCGCTCCGCGATCCCGACACCGGCGCCCCGATCACTGCCACCGTCTTCGGCCCCGGTACCAAGATCTGGCAGGCCGCGAACGCCACGAAACAGCGCAAGGCCGTCAAGCGGTCGCGCGAAGCGAACGGCAAGTTCGAGGCTGCGCTGGACTTCAAGGAAGAGGACACCGTCGAGTTCCTCTGCGCGATCACCAAGCGGTTCAACGGCCTCGACTGCGATGACGAGCACGGCAACAATATCCAGGACGAACGCGAAAATGTCCGCGCCGTCTACTCCGACCCGCTGCTCGGCTTCATTCGTGACCACATGGAAGCCGACGTCAGCAACTGGGAAAATTTTATGAAGGCGTCGCAGGCGCTCTCGAACTCTGGGTCCGTCAGCTCGCCTGGCTGAACACCGCCCCGCGCGTCGAGCATACTGGGCAGGGCAGGCCGCCCGAGCCTGTAACTCGCGCCGAGGCACTGAAGGGGCAGGGCCGCCAGCCGGTCCTACCCTTCAATCCCGCCCCCTATCTCACTGACTGGCTGCTGGAGATTGGCCCCACTGTGCCCGGAGGCGAGGGCGCCGCAGCTATCGGCTTTTCCGAAATGGCAGCGTGGTCTCGCCTGATGGGCGTAGACCTTTCGCCCTGGGAATGCCGTACCTTGCGACGGCTCTCCCGCGCATTCGTAAACCAGCAGAGCGATGCCCGTAATCCCTCGTGCATGGAGCCGATCGTGAAGGTGGATCAGGAAGCGGCACGCAGCCGCGTGGACGTACAGTTTGCTGCGTTGTTCGCGGCGCTTCGCCAACAGCCTCGCCAGAGAGAGGTTTAGCCTATATCGACACCCTTTTGGGGGTGATTGCATGATGAAGGTTGCGGCGGCGTTTCTAGGGGTGAGTGCCCTTGCTGGCTGCCACGGCGCTTATGAGCCGGGTATCGAGCAATGTGAAAGCGAGTTGCTGGCTAAGTTGAAGGCTCCATCGACTTACAAGCGAATAAAAGCCAGTGCCATCATCGTTACTGCGGACGTCATTCGACAAAGCAACCAAGAATTGAAAAAGATGGGCATTGAGGGCGGCACGGACGAAAATCCTGCCGATTACTTGTCTGTATCCATAGAATACGATGCGTCAAACTCTTACGGCGTCCCTCTTAGGGAGACGCATATATGCAGGTACCCGGTCTCCAGCGGCATACCTGATTACAGCAAGACATTAGACGAATAGAACTTCCTTTCCGCAAGGCTCTCCTGCGGAAAATTGGCATTGGCATCATAGGGCGGTCTTTCGGGGCTGCCCTTTTTCTTTGAGGTGCTGAAATGGCAGGTGGTATCCCGGCTGGTCGCCTTTCAATCGAGATCGTGGCCGAAGTCGCCCGGCTCCAGGCGGACATGGACAAGGTGAAACGCCTCGTCCGCGATGCCAGCGGCGACATCGCGAAGAACGCGAAGGCCGCGAACGACAATCTCGCCGTGATCGGGCGCGGCGCCGGCGCTGGCTTGAAGCAGTTTTCTCAGGAGGCTCAGCGAGCGAACGAGTACCTCCGCAAAATCGCGCAGACATCCGCAGATGTCGTGACCAGGGTGAATGCGGTGACCGGCGTCACCGGCGGCATGCGACGATCTGCAGAGGACTTCGCTGCCTATGGCAAGGAGCTCGACCGGCTGCGCGGCCAATACAACCCGTTGTTCGCCGTCATCCAGAATTACCGCACTTCTGTGGAAGAGATTCGCCGGGCGCATTCGGTCGGCGCCATCTCGGCAGATGAAATGACCCAGGCGATCAATCGCCAACGCCAAGCGTCGCTCGAATCGATCGCTGCCATCAAAGGCCGCGCCACAGCGACGCAACTAGACGCGCAGGCCCAACGAGACGCGGCGCAGGCTTCCCAGGCAGCAGGTCAAGCTGCGGAACAAGCAGCGCGCCAGCAGGCGACTTACGCGGCACAGGCAGCGAACGTGCGCGCGCAGCTCGATCCGATGTTCGCGGCGCAACAACGCTTCAACCAGCAGATGGACCTGCTCGATACCCTGCTTCGCGAAGGCGCGATCCGCCAGCATGAGTACGCGGCAGCTACGGCACAGGCGCGCGCCGCGCTCCAGGACCATGCCCAGGCTCTTATGCGCAACGAGGCGGTGCTCGAAGATGTAGGAAGTGGCCTTCAGAATTCATCTGGCAATGCTCGCAACTTCTCGCTTCAGATGAGTCAGGTCGGTCAGCAGGTCATGGCTGGTACTGGCGTGATTCAGGCGCTGGCGATCCAGCTTCCCGATATGACTGCCGGGATGCACGCCGCACAGGAAGGCGCTGGTCGCTTCGCTGCCTTCATGGGCGGTCCGTGGGGTATCGCACTGACGACGGCGATCGGTTTGGCGGCGACGTTCGGCATGAAACTGCTTGAACAGGCCGATGCGGCCAAAGACGCCACAGAGCAGCTCCAGAAAAATGCCGAATCTGCCGAGGTAGGACGGAAAGCGAAGGCTGAGTTCGAGAAGACCGAAATCGCGGTCACCGAAGCTATCCGAGAACAGGCGGAAGCGCTCGGAAAGACCATTGAAGGCATGAGGTCGGCCGCGGATCTCGCCTACGAGGCAGCCAGAGGCCATCTGGAGGAAGAGAGGAAGATCCGAGACAAAACCAAAGCCTTGCTGGAAAACGCTTTGGCACAGGAGAAGGCCAACGCCGCCTACATGCGTTCGCCCAACGCGGCAAAGGAAGGTAACCTCGGTTTCTCGCAGATGCAGCGCTCGCAGCAGGCCGTGGCCGATCTCGAAAAGCGCATCACTGCTGCCGACGCCGCCATTGCGAAGGCCCAGAGCAGTGTCGTTGTGGCGCAGTCCCTATATTCAACCGAGATCGGCGCAAGGCAGGCCGAACCGCAGGAGCGCATCCGCCAAAAGTACGAAGGGCCGAGCGGCCTGA